TGAAGGAATAATAGTCAAGCACTACTCAGATAAAGCAGAAAGAAAAAGAAAGGCAGAGGAAAGAAAGTCTGCGAGCGGTGGAAAACAGTACACCCATAATGTGAAAGGCTAATGGCAGATACAATAACAGTAAAGTTTAAAGTCATGGAAGACGGTAGCTTAAAAGCTATTGGGAAAGATGCAACTAAAGCCGCAGCCGCACTCGATCAAACTTCAAAAAGTGCCAGAACTGCAGACCGTAATCTCAAAGGTGCTGCTCAGGCTTCTGCAAACGGTACAAAAAACTTTTCAAAAATGGCTCAAGGTATGGGTGGCTTAGTAGGCGCTTATGCAACTTTTGCAGCCAGTGTATTCGCTTTATCTGCCGCATTTAACTTTCTAAAGAATGCCGCAGACGTAGCCCTTCTCGAACAAAGTCAGGTTCAATTCGCTCAAAATAGTGGTATCGCTATGGAGAGTCTCACCAATAAACTAAGAGCAGCTTCCAAAGGAATGCTAGACTTTCAATCTGCCGCAGCAGCTTCCGCAATGGGACTGGCTAAAGGTTTTTCCTCTGAGCAGATGGATGAAATGGCAGAAGGAGCTCTTAAAGTTTCCAATGTTCTAGGACGAAACTTTACAGATTCTTTTGATCGACTAACAAGAGGTGTGTCAAAAGCAGAGCCTGAACTTCTTGATGAATTGGGTATTACTCTCAAACTAGAAACCGCAAAAAGAAAATATGCAGAATCTTTAGGTATTTCAGCAGACGCTCTTTCGTCTGCGGATGCTTCACAAGCAGTATACTTAGAGACTATGGAACAACTAAATAAGGTTGTGGGAGACGCGGAAGGTCAAGCAAATCCCTTTATGCAGCTAGCCGCTACCTTCAATGATTTAGCCAAAACGCTTTCAGGTTTTATACTTCCTCCTTTCGAAGCTTTAGCAGGCTTTCTTAACGAAAATGCCGCAGTAGCTGCTCTATTCTTTGGAGCAATTGGTATGGGCATCATAAAGAATATGCCTTTTGTTGCAGAAGCAAAAGAAGCTATTTCATCTTTCTTCGATTCCCAGGAACAAAAAGCCGAAGAAGCTAAGTCCGCAATGGCAGCTTATGCAGAAGAAATCAAAAAGACTAAACAAGCAGCCGCCAGCTTACGAGAAGAAGGCGGAGCCGAAGTAAAATCAGGTGCTAGCAAAGCCGTAGAAGCTGGTTCCACTTCAAAAGTACTAGCAAGAGCAGCGTCTGGCGAAATGAAAGGAGCAGATAAATCTAATCTAAAGAAAGCTCTTAAGTCCGCGGAAGATCAGTATAAGAAACACGGAAAAATTACGAAAGGCATCTTTAAAGAAGTTGGTATAGATATTGCAAGAGAAATTGGAAATGGTTTAAAGAAAACAGAGACCCAAACACGAAGCACCGGTCAAAAGATAAAGGGGTTCTTTAAACGCATACAACTACGTTCAAAGGTTGTAGGTACAGCACTCAAAAGAGGTTTAGCAAATGGATTTAAAGCAGTAGGCAGAGCAGCCACTATGGCAGGCAAAGCTATGAACATGGCTATGAAAGGTACTGTTATTCTAGGAATTATTCAGATGATCTATGATATGATCATGGCAGTAGTAAACGCCCCTAGAACTATGCTTGATGGAATTATCAAAGGTATTAAATTTGCTCTAAAAATGATACAAGGTATGGCAAATATGGCTATTGGTCTTGTAAACTACTTAAAAGAGCAGCTCAACAAAATACCTGGAGTTAAGCTGGAAATGTCTGAAGATTTTACTTTCGGAGATGACTTAGGAAAGAAAATAGAAGACGGCATTAAAAACTCAAGTATCTATAAAATTGCAGATGAGCATCAAAAAGGTAGAGAAGAGGCCCTGGGTTATAAGGACGCTTTAGAGCAAATACGAGATAGTGCGAAAGACTTAGGAAAAGAGCTAAATACTATCGTTGCGGGTAAAGTATTTAATGTCGAAGATAAAGACTATGATCCTATGAAAGCAGATAGGGCTAAAGCTAATACTATGCAAAGCCTTCCTGTTCTGGATATGATGAGAGAGCTAGACGAGCTCAAACCTAGACTAGAGCAAAACGAGCTTGGTGAGATGATTCCTAAAGGAGATGCTGAGCTCTACTCACAAGGTCTAAAGAAAATAGGACTTGAAATGAAGGGTTTGGAGAAAATATCTCCTGCATTTCATAAAGCTGTAATCTCTGGTAATACTGCAGCGGTTCAGGAAATGACCGAGAATGCCGGGAAGTTTAACCGCAATATTGAAGAAGCCCATAATCAACTAGGTAATATGAGTTCTGCTCTTAAAGGAGCAAGCTCCGAGGCCGTACTAAGTTATGTAGAAAATATAGAAAAACTAGGAACCTCTGCGGAAGACGCAGGAAAAGCACTAGGACTAACCTCTGATGTTCAGGCAAAGATAGATAAGAGATTCGAAGCAGCAGGTGGAGTCGATCAGTATATTGCAAATTTAAGAGCAGTAGAAGCAGAAGAAAAGCGTATTGCAAACGAAAAAAGTGTCAATGCAATTGCCAAAGTCGATGCGGGTGCAAATTTAAACTCTGCTTTCGGGCAAAGAGAACAACTTGAAATAGCACATAAAGAAGCTATTCTTGCTTTAGATGAAAGGAAGGCCGCCCTAGCCAAACTACAGAATGAAGATGTTCTGATTATGGACAAGGTACAACAAGAAATACACCAAAAAGCAATGGAGCAAGGACAGAGAGAAATAGATCTTGCAAAAGCAAAACGAGACGCAGCTAAGAAGGCCGCAGACGAAATGGCTCAAATGGGCTTAAAGATTGGCGACTCTTTACAAAGTAATATGGAAAGTGCATTTAACTCCCTTATAGACGGAACTAAGTCCGCAAAACAAGCCTTTGCAGATATGGCCAAAGCAATTCTTGCAGATATTGCAAAAATGATTACTAAAATGTTAGTAATGAAAATGCTAGAAAGTACTTTAGGCATGACAGGTTTCGGTAGTTTCCTAGGAATAGACGGAGGCAGAAACGGTGGAGTATTTGAGGGAGGTAAAAAACAAAACAGCTATAGAAGTGGAGGTGTTGCAAAAGGGTCTCAAGGAGGATATCCCGCAATGCTACACGGTACAGAAGCAGTAGTACCTCTACCTAACGGCAGATCTATACCTGTTGAAATGAAGAATTCTGGAGGAAACGTTTCAAACGTAACTGTAAATGTTTCAACCGAAGCGGGTAATACAAGTTCTCAAACAGGGCAAAACGATGGTGGAATGGATCAAGAGCGTCTAGGAAAAGCCATCGCAGTTGCTGTACAAAATGAATTACAGAATCAAAAACGATCGGGCGGTATACTTAACCCATATGGAGTAGCATAATGACTGTAGGTTTTAAATACTTAGGAGCAAACTACGCAATTCCTGATAAAGGATTAAACAGGCAGAGTAAGCACAATGTTAATGTTGCAAAGTTTGGAGACGGTTATGAGCAACGAATAGTTAGAGGCTTAAACTCTATAGGAGAAACATATAACCTACAATTTCAACACAGAGAGAAAGAGTTTATTGACGATGTTGTTAATTTTTTAGACGGCAAAAAAGGTGTAACACCTTTTTCTCTAATTATTCCAGATTCAAATGTAACTTCTGACCCTGCAGGTGATGCAGGTGTAGGAGAAAAAGAAATTAAAGTAGTTTCTGATACGTATACAACTACATATTTGTACGGAAACTTTTATTCATTAACCGTTAGCGTAAGGCGAGTATACGAAGCATGACCAATTTAATAGCAACAGACGTACAAGGCACTACAGTCGATAGTGGCGTTGTTAGTCTCTTCGAAATAACACTACTTCATAGTGGTAATACTTTTTACTTTTGTGAAGGTATTGGAGACGACCTTGAAGATATACAGATGAGGGACAAAGAAGTTCCTTCAAATATACGTACCTATAAAGCTATTCCTATGCAGATTGAAGGCGTAGAAGTTAGCGCGACGGGTGCTTCTGCACGACCAACAATAACAATAGCCAATGTCAGCTCCCTTCTGAAAGATACTGTAGGTGTCACAGATTATGATGAAGTAGTGGGCGCAACAGTTGTTCGTAGACAAACGATGCAAAAATATCTTTACGGAGAGTCTGGAGACGCCAACCCTCCGATAGAGATGCCTACTTTAAAATACAGAGTTGATAGAGTTGCCAGCGAAAATCAATTAGCAGTACAGTTTGAGCTAGCCGCTGTATACGACCTGGAAGGTGTAACTATACCTCGACGTGTAGTCGTAGGTAAGTTCTGCAGTTGGATGTATCAAGGACAAGCTTTGGAACAGAATGGGGGTTGTGTCTGGAGAGCAGATAGTGTTGTACGAGCAAGATCCTCCACAATACCTTCTTCCTCTCCGTATAACTATAATATATTCTATAACGCAAAAGATCAGCCTTTACTAACTCAGACTCTTTTAAATGGAGTATCGAACTGGGCTTCCGGGGCCGCCATAACACAAGGATCTTATAGAAAGTACAATAATAAATGGTATAGAGCACAAATAGGGCATACTAGCAGCGGCAGTAATGACCCCGAAGAAAATGATGGAACTTGGGTAGAAGCACTAGGATATTCCACCTATAGCTCCTCTACTACTTATGCAGAGGGGGCTTTAGTCAAGGCCGATGTCACTACTGTTAATAGTGTAGTTATAACCACGGTATGGAAGTCTTTACACTCGGGCAATATAAATAATGCTCCTGCTCTTAACTCTCCGCATTGGATTAGAGAAGAAATGTGTGGAAAAACTTTACATTCTTGTAAGTGTAGGTACGGGGCGACTTTAATAGGAGATAACTCAAGCGGTGTAAAAATAGATGCAAGAACAGACAGCTCTGCTGTTTTACCTTTTGGCGGTTTCCCTGGCACATTGAAGTTTTGATTATGTTACAGTTTTTAGATGAAATAGAAGAACATTTTAAGGAGAATTATCCGCGAGAAGGGTGTGGTTTGCTAGCTGTCGTTAAGGGTGAATTACAGTGGTTTCCTTGTACTAATGTTGCGGAACATGAAGACGATTTCATACTGGATTCCACAGAGTATTTAAACATATCACGAAAAAGTGATATAGTAGGAATAGTCCACAGTCACCCTGATGCAAGTTGTGACCCTAGCGAGTCAGACATAAAGCACTGTAATGCTATAGGAGTTCCTTACTACATATTTAGTTATCCTAGTATGGATGTTCACATACAACAGCCTGAGAAAGAATCTAAACCTCTTTACGGTAGAGACTATGAGTTTGGTGTCTCTGATTGTTTTGAAGCAATGAGAGACTATCTAGCTTCACAAAATATAGAAATACCTTCTCGTGCCGCTTTCGAAGACGATTGGTGGGAGAAGAAATTAGACTACTTTACAGACGAAATAATTCAAGATTATGGGTATAAGCCCGTAGAAGGAAATATGGAAAAGAACGATGTTATTATATTCACAGTAAATGCCTCTGTAGGTAATCACTGTGGAGTTTATTTAGGGGAAGATATTTTTTATCACCACGCAGACAAAAGATTATCATGCAGAGAAAATCTGTATCCATTTTGGAAAAAGTACATAACAGGAGTGTATCGCCATGATGCGTAACGTATATTTACAAGGAGAACTAGGCGAACAGTTTGGTTCTGTTTTTAGAATAAATGCGACTAATTATACTGAAGTATTCAAATGCATTAATGCGAATAGACCCGATTTTTTGGCTTATGTCAGAGAATGCCATGAAAATGATGTAAGCTTTGCTGTAGATACTGCGGGCGAGCAAGCAGGTGAAGAGGATCTTTTAGTGCCTTTGAAAGAGGGGGACGTAACTATAGCAATTGTTCCTGCAGGATCTAAATCTGCATTCGGAAAGATACTTGCAGCTATTGCTATAGTAGCTGTTATGTTTATGTTTCCAGCAGTTTTTGGTACGACAACTTTTGGAGCAGGAGGCATGGGACCAGGATTTGCATCTTTAGCAAACGGTCTCAGTGCAGTTGGTATGGCAACAGCGGCAGTTGCACTAAATCTAGCAATGGCAGGCATTAGTCAAATGATGGCTCCAGATCCTTCTGTAGACGGAGAAGGTCCGGAAAACTATGCTTTCAATGGAAATGCTCAAAACATGCAGGAAGGCGATCCTATTCCCATACTCTACGGGAGACTAAGAGTACCAGGCAGACCTATAAGTATAAATATTCAGAACGCATCAGGGTATAGAAGAAATACAGGGGCTATTTTTGGAGGAGACGGATCAATAACAACCACCTCTAGTAATACAATATCACATCATAAAAAGACAGGCTCTAAAAAAGCCCACGAACGGTAGGAGATAAAAATGAGACATGGCGGAAATGGCGGTGGTGGTGCCGGCACAGGTAACAGTGGTAATTCCAATCCAGGAGGTACAGGCACATCTAGCAATAATGCTGCTACAATTAGTACAAGCGCTAGCGATGCGCAGCTTGTTTCTATTACAGATGTTATTTCAGAAGGCCCCATACTAGGTTTAGTAGACGGTTCGGCTTCTGTATTCCTGAATAATGACAGAATTCACGAAGTATCTGCGGCAGGGCAACGTGTATCTCATGGCCCTATGACTATCACTCTTACTAATGGGTCTACTTCAGCAACAATTAATAATGCAACTTCTACCACTCCCTTGACTGCAAATGCCTCGCTAGGAGCACAACTATTAATACGAGGAGGAAATTTAACAGAAACAAGTGTAACAAGTAGTTATGATACTAGACATAAAGTAAGTTTATCTACTTCTTCAAGTACTTTTACTCAAACTATGGTTACCGCAGTTGGTCAACGAGCAAGACCAGATAGTTTAGTTCCTGGGCGCATTAAACCGACGGGTAGCAGTACTACTCCTGACGGCCTTCCTATAGAAGGTTTTATATGGCGTAGAGTTAGCGGTACCGAGGCTCTTTGGAGATCAGGTGCTTTCGGTGATTATAATGATTTCAGGCTCGATGACGCAACGTACAAGCTAGAACTAGATAAAATAGTAAATATAAATGCAGGAGGTATTAATGGCTCCTCTATAACACTTGCAAGTGCTTGGGACGGAATATCGGGGACATATAGCTGGGATAAAATAAGTGTAGTTAATATGGATATTTCTGAGGTAGGCAGTAGAGCTTCTCAGCGAGTACAAGGTGGTACTGTTAATTTCAGACCAGGCACATTAAACCAAACTCCCATGCGCAGCGGTGGCGAAACTGCAATTAGTAGAACTATTGGCGAACAAATGGAGGTGGGAACTGCTCGATTTTTAGTGGGCAGTGGTAACTGCGGTCTCACAGAAGCTCAGCTTCTAGAAGTGGACAAACTAAGATGGCGTATTACTTATCCTGCAGGATTTAAAGCAATCAGCGGTAAAGGCAATGATAAAACTACTTACATAAGGTATAGAATAAGTATAGCAATAAAAGAGGAAGGAGACTCTGATTTCGGAGGTTTTACTATTATTAGAAATCCTCTAACTCATAGTGGTAACTATACTAACTCTAAAACTTTTGAAAGCGACTTAAATCTTGAAAGATTTCGCCCTTTCACAGACTTCAAACTAAAATTAGAAAGACTAGATACAGATGACGACCCCGGTTTTAAATCTGTAGGACAAACTTACAAAGACTGGACAAATGTTACTGCAGGTAGTCTTACAGGCGTGACTTCTATTCTAAATGAAAAACTTAACCATCCTTATACTGCTATGGCTGATGTTTCTTTTAGCACGAAGCAGTATCAAGGTATACCTCAAAGAACTTATGATCTATACGGTAAAATGGTTAGAGTGCCTTCAAACTATGTTACAAGAGAAGAAGCAACCAATGGAGTAGCTTCTTATAATAGAAATACAAGTACTGGAGTCATTACTAGCAATTACCAAGACTGGGACGGGGATTTTCGAGATGAATTAGTTTATAGTAACAACCCTGCTTGGATTTACTATGACATTCTTACTAATAATAGATACGGTTTGGGTTCCTTCATTAAAGAAGTGGATATAGATAAGTATGCTCTTTACCGCGTTGCAAGATATTGTGACGGCTTAGTTCCCGATGGAAAAGGAGGACTAGAGCCTAGGTTTACATTAAATACCTACTTGACAAAAGGGGCAAATAGTTATAAAGTTCTCAAAGACTTAGCAACTAACTTTTTAGGTTTGCTTTACTACTTAGATGGACAGCTTTATACCTCTCTTGATGCTCCAGCAGCTCCGGTCTATACATTCAATAAAACTAATGTAATAGATGGTACATTTAGCTACGAGAGTTCTTCGGAGAAAACTAGAAGCAATCAAATTATTGTAAACTGGAATGACCCAACAAAAGACTATAAGATGGAGCCTTTAATCGTTGAAGATGAGCGAAATATAGTCAATACAGGCAGAATTATATCTGAAACTGCAGTTGCTTTCGGCTGTACTTCAGAAGGGCAAGCTACAAGATACGGTAAATGGAAACTATGGACAGCAGCAAATCAGAAAGAGATAGCTACTTTTTCAGCAAGCCTAGAAGGTGCATTTGTAGCTCCTGGCGATATAATCAATATCCAAGATGCGGATAGATATGCTGTAAGACTGGGCGGACGAGTTTCAAATACAGGAACTCTTAGCACTACTACTATACCTTTAGACTCTACTGTTCTTTTGAATTCAGGATCTACATATACTTTAAGCTTGGTTTATCCTAAGCCTGCTGCATTCACTAGAGAAGCTGTTACTATAAGCGGAGTTAGTTATGAAGCAGGAGATTTAATACATCAAGCGTATGTTGATGGCTCTTTAACAGTAATTGATACTAAAGAAAAGTCTGTAAACGCTAAAGTATCTGCATCTTCCGGAGCCGAACCTTTAACACTTGACTTCAATGCCAATCTACGAACAGAAACAAAAGATATAACTTCTAGTCAAATTGGAAGTTCTGTAACTTCTATCACTGTGACCTCTGCATTTACAGAGGCTCCTACTAGAGAATCCTTGTGGGTTCTTCAAGAGACAAAAACTGGATTACAGGTAAAAGGGTCTAAAAAAGAATACAAAGTTTTATCTATCTCTGAAAACTCTGGCAATGTCTACGATATAACGTGTATTGAACATTATGACAGCAAGTGGACTTCTGTAGAAGAAGATTTTACTACATACATACAAGGAGATTTAGAGCCCTCTCTACTAAGCACAGATGTTGTTCCGCCTGTCGAAAACTTGATAGCAAGAAGTCACGGCAGAGATAATGGTACAGCCCATGAAACCTTACTTGTTTCTTGGGATCCACCAGGGGCAGGACAAGCTTACGTTAGAAACAGTACCGGAGGTAGACATAATCAAACGGTTAGTCAAGAATACGAATACTTACTTGGATATATCGTAGAACACAATTTACCCGAATATGAAAATCCTATGAGGGTAGGCAGGGACACAACTGAACTTTTATTTTCGGATTTAGTCCCAGACGACTATACAATAACGGTAAGAACAGTTAATGCGATAGATAATGTATCAGAAGCAACTAGTGTTCAAACAACTATAACTGATCGTTTCCAGGATGCTATACCCAGATTCCCCTTAGGTCTTCCCTATGGTGGTACGTCTAATGTTGCTATAAAAACCATAAACAGTACTCCTGGCGATTCAGACTACGGATTATTTGAGTTGGCAAAAAGTGTTTACATCTTTAATCCTGCACAAACAAACGGGTTCGGTATAAACCAGACTTCAACAGCAGCTTCTACATATCAACAAGATGTATCAGGAATTGCGGAAACAGCCGCAGTAGCTTCTTCAGAGTCTGGTACTTTTATTGACAGGCATTATTATGTATCTTTAAACTCAGCTGTAGCCACTGATAACCTCACACTACTTAAATATAATAAAACACCAAATCACCGTGTTCCATATTGGTATGATGCGGGGGACGGTAGTAATACAACTGGTTTAACGAATCTTACAGGTACTATAAGTGTATCGGGTTCTACTGTTACAGGTTCTGGTACAAGTTTTACTTCCGAACTAGTAGTAGGAGCACTTCTACAAACAACATCTACTGTAGCAGCTATAGTTACCTCGGTAGTTAGTGACACAGCCGTTTATATTGATAGAATTTTACCAGACGGATCGGGTATAACCGCTCAGACTAACAATCATAGATTTGATTTTGATAATGAAACTATTATAGCCAAAGTTTACGCTACAGATAATGGAGCAGCCAATAAAGTATTTTCGATGGAGCCTTATATGTCGTTGGACGCAAATGTCCAAGCACAACAAGGTGTTACCAGAACTTTATACTACAGAGCTACTAATAATGGAGCAGCCGGCACTATTAATACTACTGCAGGTACTTTTGACGACCCTGCAAATGGAGCAGCCACAGGGTGGCAGTTAGCAAATCCTGGACTACAAGCCAATGGCGATATTATTTATGCTATAACTCGTATCTTTACCAACGATGGTTTAGCCCCTCAAGAAGCTAGTTGGTCAGCCGCTTCTATTGTTGCAAGACGACAAGATGGAGCCACAGGTAATGCTGCAAAAGTAGTATCTTTGCGCGCTAGTAAATCAGTTATAGAGTATGCTGCAGATGGAACTACTGCCGCGAATCAAACTATTACTTTAACTGCGGAATCGAAAAACTTCGATGATGGATACTTCAGGTTTACAGCAGATGATGGCTCTTTTACTACAATAGACTGGGTTGATGGTACTACCGCAAATACCAAAACAGCCACGTATAGTATACCTACAAGCTACAATGCAGACCCTATTACTTTTACTGTACAGGTTAAAGAGGGTAGCTCTGGCTCCGAAGAAGCTAGAGATGTTCTTACTATTCCTTCAATTAAGCCAGGTGTTGACGCAATAGATGCACTAACTGTAGTTATGACAAACGAAGCTCATGCAATTCCTAGAGCTTCGGCAACGGCTACACCTGACTTCACAGGCTCAGGAAATACTATTAGAGTCTTCGAGGGGACAACAGAACTAGACCACGATAATACAGGCACCGCTGCCAGTCATTATAAAGTTGTTACTACAGGCTCTACTAACTGTACTCCAGGTAGTTTAACTGGTGAAGGTTCTAATGTTCTTTCGGCAACCTTTGGCCCGATCACAGGAATAACAGGAGCTACGGCACTCGTAAAATATACTATAACAGGTAAGCGAGCAGACGGAACATCTTTCTCCCTTATTAGATTCCAGTCTTTAACTAGAACAACGGACGGAGCTCCTGGTACTCCTGCCGTAGATGAAAAAACAGTCATAGTCTATAAAAAATTCGCCGCAGGAGTAGCAGCGCCTACAGCAATTACATTTACTTCTGGCAATGATGCAACAGATCAAACCCACTCGAATCCTACAAATGAGCTAGACGGTTGGACTATTGCTTATCCTTCTATAAGTGTTGAAGGCGATCGTGTTTATTCAGGGCAACGAACTTTCACATTAACTGGAGGCGATACTGCTTGGACTTTCAACGGGCTAGTTGCAGAAATAAAAACAGGGCCTAGAACAGCTACAGTACAGTTGCATTATTCTGCTGCTGTAACTAATGGAAGTACTCCTGCAAAGCCAACTACTTCCGATACTCACACATTTAACTTTGCAACTAGTACTTTTGGGACTATAAAAACTGGATGGCAGCATGGAGCACCAACGTATGCTTCGGGTAACTCTAATAAATACTACTACTCTTTTGCGACTATTACCGAGTCTTCTTTTGGAGGTTCTCAAAGTATAACTTTCGGTGATTCAACTCAAGCTATAGGATTCTCAGGTCTAGTTACCTTTACTTCAGCAGGTGTGTTAGGGGACGGCAATGATACCATTACGCCTCTTACCACTCACCAAGATGTAAGTAGTTTTATGGAAGCAGCAGATGTCGCAGACCATATTGGTGGAGCCAACACCTCAACTATTGATGGAGGTAAGATCAACGCAGGCAGCTCTGTTACAGTAGGAACTAGCGGAACTAACCGAGCAGGCTTATCAGGAGTAGGAACTGCAGAAACCGATATTAGAGTTTTTTCGGGGGCAGCTTTTGCCAACAGAGCAACAGCACCTTTTAGAGTAACACAGGCAGGTGAATTTAGGTCTTCTACTGGTATTATAGGCGGATTTACGTTCGGTGATGATGCCATGACCACTAGCCAAGACACTATATTAAGACTTGGTTCTGATCTCGGAAATAACATAGATCAAAGTGTGACTTTATCTTCCAGGTCTGAAGATGATTATGTTATTTATGCAGGTCATGCTCCTACAGATGATGATCCAGTGACTACAGACGCTCCTCCTCCTTTTGGTGTAGAAAAGAACGGTAATGTAACTATGCGGTCTTATCAGCTTACTGATACTGCAGGTGCTATTGTATTTGACTCAGAAAACTTATTAGGTGGACCCGTACTAGCTCAGATTCAGAACTTGGTAGGGAATTTTACAGATAGTGTTACTACCTCTATTCACGCTTCCGGTCATATCAAAGTAGAACTAGGGGCTGCTCAAAACGTACAAATTGGTTATGAAGTACCTCTAGGAAATCCCTATGTGAGTGACGTATCTACAAGTGTAACTGACGTTATGAATGCGTTACCTTCAGCCATTAAAGTAAATGTTGAGTACTCTACTAATAATGGAGCATCTTGGAGTTTATTTGGTGCTCAAACTTTTAGTAGACTATCTAGTACAGACGCCAATGCTACTACAAGCGCCTCTCAGTATCTTGTTCATGGAGATTCTTATGATGCTCGCTCGGGCGGTACCAGATACGTAGCACATATTGTTAGTAATAAAGGAGCAGTATCTGCAACAGGCGGCTTAAAAGGCACTATAACAGGTTCAGGAAATTTATCAGCAGGTACTTACTTATTTAGAATAGATGATACTTCAGGTACTTCCGGTAATTCAGGAATTGTATGGACTGCCGGGTCTTATACTGGAGGCTATACCTTCCATAAGTATGGTAGCGGCTCCTCGAACGACCCTGCTCAGGCTTTTGCAAAAAATGCAGATAGAGTGTACACTGTAGGTTCTAGTTCTTCGACAGGAGGTACAGCAGGTGCTGGTTATACTATTAATACAAATATTAGTCCACCTCACGTTAAAGATTCTACTTTTAATACAGAGTATATGCCTATTACAGGAGGTACTTTTACAGGTGGGTTTAACTGGGGAACAGACACTGCCACCGTAAACTATGGTAACTACGGTACGGGTACTAATATTTTTAATGTGAATCTAGGTAGCAACTCTAACGGGATGGTGATTGGACTAAATGGTGATGCCTT